AGACCGCAAAGGATGCCTCCCTAAAATCTTTAGGCATCCCAAAAGAGGAAATCTCCTTTCCAGACTTTTCTGAGATATTCCTGAACCAGAGGGTATTCCCTCACCATATGGATTGGATTGACCTACTAGAGGGAAGAGAGCCTTCATGGCTCCACCCTAGTATGATTTACGAGAAGGGTGACCCAACCCGTCTCTTGGTTAACGTGCCACCTGAGCACGCCAAGAGTACAGTCATCACCGTAAACTACTCCACATATCGTATCGCCCTCAATCCCAATGTCCGCATTATTGTGGTTTCCAAAACGCTTGTCAAAGCACGCGAGTTCGTGTACGCAATCAAGCAGAGACTCTCCCACCCAAGATGGTTAAAGTTGCAAACAACTTATGGCCCAGAGGGTGGTTGGAAAGAGGACTCAGACACTTGGCGAGTTGACACCGTTTACCTTGGGGGCGATGCCCGTAACTCATCTGAAAAGGACCCAACCATCCAAGCACTTGGTATGGGTGGTCAGATTTACGGTGCACGTGCAGACCTCATCATTCTTGATGACTGCATTACTACCGCTAACGCTCATGAGTATGAGAAGCAAATCAATTGGCTACAAAAAGAAGTTATTACCCGTTTGGGTAAAAATGGTAAGTTACTAATCGTAGGGACGCGAATTGCACCAACAGACTTCTACAAAGAACTCCGCGAGGCCAAGCACTGGTCTGGTGGTAAAACTCCTTTTACTTATATGGGCATGCCTGCTGTTTTGGAATATTCTGAAAAGCCGCAGGACTGGAAAACGCTTTGGGAAAAGTCGGACGTTCCATGGGATGGCGACTCTGATGAGCCAGATGAAGAAGGCTTGTACCCCAAATGGGACGGCAAAGCGCTAGCCAAAAGGCGAGGCGAGGTAACCCCGTCAACATGGGCGTTGGTGTACCAACAAGAAGATGTTACTGAAGATTCTATATTCCCAGCAGCCTTAGTTCAAGGCTGTATCAATGGTCAACGCAAACGAGGACTGCTGAAAGCAGGGGCGGTAGGCCATCCCTCGCACATTGAGGGGTACACTATTATCGGCTTCGACCCCGCAATGGGCGGGAATGCCGCGTTTGTGGTGACCACATACAACAGACATGATGGCAGAATCTATGTACTTGATTGCATCAATATGTCAGAACCTACACCACAAAAAATTCAAGATACTATCGAGCAATTGGTTGATAAGTACAGACCACAAGAACTACGTGTGGAAATCAACGCTCACCAAAAAGCATATTCATTAGATGATAATTTGAGAAACTGGCTTGCTGCATATGGCTGCCGTTTAGAATCTCACTTTACTAGCAAAAACAAATGGGACTCCAACTTTGGTGTTGCGGGTATGTCAATGCTCATGGGCACCATGCGGGACGATAAGTTCCAAAAGAACAACATAATAGAGTTCCCATCTACTGAACACTCAGAGGGATTGAAGGCATTAATCCAGCAGTTAATTACCTGGAAGCCTAATACCCGTGGTAAAACCGACTGCGTTATGGCGTTGTGGTTTACCGTGCTTAGAGCAAGGGAGTTCATGCAACAAGGTGGACGTATCCAACGATACGCACACAATCGCTGGGCAACCAGAGCACAAACCGAAAAACGATTCTCAGTTAATCTAGACGAAGCCTTTGCAGAGCAATGGCAAGAAACCTTTAGTTAGGAAGTGACATGGCAGCACCACTCGTAGGAGCAGCGTTAGTTGCGGCTCGCATCATTGCTAGAAAGCGTGCTGCGGATATTGCTAAGAAGAAGATTGTTCAAGTTTCTTCAAAGGAAGCAAAAGCAGTAGCCCGTGAAATGAGCCAACGTATTGGTGGTTCTAAACCACTTGGCCGTGCTAAAGGAACTGGAAACATTCCTACTCGTCCTACAAATGTTCCTAAGAAAAATACTATTAGAACTACCACTAAAAAATCTGCAGTACAATCACTAGCAGAAAAGAAGACAAGAGTATTTACTGAAAAGGAAGCGCTACGTAAATCATTACGTAATCCTCCTGCTGCTAAATCAAGCAAGAAGTCACCAGTATTTTTAAGCAAGAAGATTCCTACCCGCCTTGAGGCTAAGTCCGCAAGTAAGGTAGTTAAATATCGTGGCAAGGATTTAATCCTTTCTCCTGGACAAATTAGTAAACTACAATCTAAAGTAACTAAAGAGACTACTGGAATTTACGAAAGACAATTTGGTATCTCTCCTAAGACTAGAGATTTATTAGATAAAAAAGTTATTGAGCGTGCTAACCAAATTGAAAAAGAAGGTCGTGCTGAATACTTACGTCAAATGAGAGATTCAAAAATTAATCCTAATTTGACCCGTGACCCAAGCAAGAAACTTATGGACCCAACTTCAGAACAGGCAGTAGCCCGTGCTAAGCGAATGCTTATTGAAGAAATGAAGCGCAGAGGAAAAGGTAACTAATTGTTAAACATTGACCAAATATCTGCAAGAGTAGATTCTCTTAAGCAACGTTCAGCAGAACGTGATAGCAGAGCAGAGGATGTTCTTGCTGTCCGTCAAGGTAAAATTTCACAGGTTTATCCTGCATTCTTTCCTGAAGGTGTAGACGCAAATGTCGTTGCAAATTTTATTGATATTGTTGCCCGTGACTTGTCAGAAGTTATGGCGCCACTACCAGCGGTTAATTGCTCGGCCGCTAATCAAGTCAGCGACCGTGCTCGTTCTTTTGCCGATAAGCGTACTCGCATTGCTGCTAATTATTTTGCCCATTCAGATTTACAAGTACAGATGTACACTGGCGCAGACCACTACATCACATTCGGTTTCGTCCCATTCATAATTGAATTAGACGAAGAGGCAGGGCTGCCACGCATCCGTGTAGAAAGTCCAATTGGGGCTTACCCAGAGTTCGACCGCTACGGACGTTGCATCGCCTTCGCTAAAGAGTATGAACTGCCAATTGCAGAATTGGTAGCACAATTCCCAGAGTATGAATCACAACTCTTGGGTAAAGATGGATACAGACAAGACCTCAATGCGAGAGTTAAGTTTATTCGTTATTACGACAAGGACCAGACTTTAATCTATGTTCCTACCCGTAATAACTTAGTTCTATCTGAAGCCGCTAACCCGCTAGGTAGAATGATGGTAGTCGTTGCAAAACGCCCATCAGTAGATGGCGAGATGCGTGGACAGTTTGATGATGTATTAGGTATTCAACTGCTTCGTAACAGATTTGCATTACTTGCAATGGAAGCAGCAGAGAAGTCTGTTCAATCACCAATCGTTGTTCCAGGCGATGTTCAAGAAATTGAATTTGGTGGCGATGCGATTATTCGTACCAACAACCCAGCAGGTGTACGTCGTGTAGAACTACCTATACCTAATGGTGCATTTACAGAGCAACAGTTACTACAACAAGAGTTAAGAACTGGAACTCGTTATCCAGAATCACGTACTGGTAATCTTGATGCTTCAATCATTACTGGTCAAGGTGTTCAAGCACTTATGGGTGGTTTTGATACACAGGTTAAATCTGCTCAGGCTATCTTTGCTTCAGCACTTAAGGACGTTATCTCTATCTGCTTTGAGGTAGATGAGGTATTTTATAACTTTGAAAAGACAGTTCGTGGTGTAGATGCTGGTTCTCCTTATAGCCTAACCTATGTACCATCTAAAGATATTAAGCAAGACTACTCAGCCGATGTTCGTTATGGCATGCTTGCTGGACTTAACCCAGCGCAGGGACTTATCTTCATGCTACAAGCATTAGGCGCTAAAATTATTTCTAAAGATATGGTTATGCGTGAACTGCCATTTGGTATTAACGTAACTCAAGAACAAGAAAAAATTGAGATTGAAGAAATGCGTAACTCATTATTGGGTGCGTTAGGGGCGTATACTCAAGCAATTCCTCAAATGGCTACACAGGGACAAGACCCAACAGATATCATCACAAAGATTGCTGATGTTATCAAGGCTCGTCAAAAAGGTGTAGCAATTGAAGATGCGATTGAAACTGTCTTCAAGCCTGAAGAATTACCTCCTACCGCTGCACCTTCGGTTGAGCAACCGTCCCCTGCTCCCGCTGCGGCGGCAGGAGGCATCTCACCTCAACCACAACCAGGTGGAGGACTACAAAGTCTTTTATCTAGTTTAACCTCAGGTGGACAAGCAAGCGCTAGTGCTAGGACAGTTGTAAGAAGATAACTAAGTAGGGGACAATGACAACAATCATAGGCTTAGAGTATAAAGACCGCTGCTTTATAGTTGCTGATAGCCAAACAACAGATGATGGTGGACGCATCTATAGCCATCCTGAAGTCAAAAAGATTTCAGAGAATGGCTTCTTTTTAATCGCTGGTTCTGGTGAGACACTACCCTGCGATATAGCACAACATATATGGGAACCACCTGTTCCTACCAAGCAAGACAGAGAAGACCTTTATCATTTTATGATTGTAAAGGCAATGCCATCTCTACGTAAATGTATGACAGAGAATGGCTATAACTTTGATGAGGATACAAAAGAAACTCGCTTTCAGTTTATAATGGCTGTTGGTGGCGAGTTATTTGATGTAGACCAAGAGTTATCAATAAGTAAGTCTGCAGATGGAGTATATGCTGCAGGTTCTGGCGCAACCTATGCGCTAGGTGCGATATATGCTGGAGCAGATGCATATGAAGCGATGGAGATTGCAAGTAGATTAACTGCATTTACTGCAGGTCCGTATATATCTAAAGAACAACCAAAGAAGATTAAGTAGGAGGAAGTGTGGCACAACGAGGTGGATATAGAAAACCAACCAACCCAGCCCCAGTATCAGGCCCTGGCTCTCTTAGTCAGCGTACTGACGGGGGTCCAACACAACCTGCAACCTACATTCCAGGATTACCATATGGACAAGGACAAGAAACCTACAACAACCAAGTAGCAGTACCTATGGCTGGTAATCCAGTTCCACAAATGGAAATGCCTACACCATTAATGGCGCCATCTACTAGACCAAGTGAACCAATTACATCTGGTATAGATATTGGTGAGGGTGCTGGTTCAGAGGCAATGGGACAATTACCTAATAAGGCTTATACCCTTTCAGAAGTATTTAGAAATTTAATCCCTTACGACCCATCTGGCGATACAGAACTAATTTATAGAAGACTACTTGACGAAGGATACTAATGGCTACAGAAATTAATTTTGTTGTAGCCAAGACTAGCCCGAATCTTTATAACGCTGCTAGGTCTGCCAATTTACCTAAAGACCAAGTTAATCAAATTGAACAGTTTAGTTGGACTGTGCAAAAAAATAAAAAACTTATGCAGTTGCCTATTGAAAAGGCTAAGTTAGAGTTTGATGGTCTTGATGCAGATGTTCAAGAAAAGTTAAAGTTTCTTTACCCAGATGCTGAGTATGCTAAGCCTAATCCAGACGCTGGCGACCATGTAGTTGGTGCTGTTAAAAAAGGCGCTACTCTTCTTGCATCACCATTAATTGGTTTATTTAAGGCTGCTGGTGCATGGAGCCGTGTTATCAATACTCCATACTTAATGGCACGTCAGGCTTCACAAGGTGAAGGTTTATTCAGCAAGCAAACATTTACAGATGCTTGGGATGGACGCAGAGTATTTGACCATGGTGCTCTAAAGCAAGCAGTAGATTACTTTGGTAATGAAAAGGTTGAGGTAGCAAAAGGTTTAATTGCTGGCAAAAAGCCAGGACAGATAATTGAATCATATGGCAAGATAGATACAAAAATACTAGATGCCATTGAAGAAGCCTTCAATAATCCAGAAGAGTTCCGTCAAGTATTAGACGGTGTT